GTAGTGCGTATCGCACTTGTAGGTTAATCTCTCCGACACCATAAGGAGCTAACAGCCCTTCGTCGGTCATTATAGACTGAATTAGTATTTCAGTCGTTTCCAGATTATTGGTCTGGTGGTACAACTTATACTGTGCCAATTACTGGTGGTAGCTTGACTATCTCCAACAACGTTACTTATTTGACTCCTGCTAACTTAGCTACAGTTAATAAGCCTGTTACTTACTTTACAAGTACCCGCGCTATTTCGGGTAGCCTTAACGCTTATTTGCGTACCGGTACTGGATATACTGCTGATTTGATGAGTACTATGTTGACTAACTCAGCAACTGCTATTAGTCCAGCATACTACCTGAAGATATCAATTGGTGGTACTGGTAGTACTAAAGTTGATTTTACAATGCCTGGCGTTGTGTTAACAATCCCAACAGTTAATGCTGAACAAGTTGTTTCAACAACTATCAACTTTACTGCTCAAGGTACTGCTTCTGGTGAATTTGATATCGGTGAAGCTAACGAACTGGCTATCGCTTATACAACTCCTAACGCAGCCTAATAAACTGATCTGGGCTAAGCATGGTGCTTAGCCCATTGTATTCACAAATAATAAAAATATGTCTGAAATTTCTTTAAAATCCCTTTTAGTTCCCAGTAAATCTGTTGAAGTTGAATATCCTGGCATGCCTGGTTTCAAAGTCAATCTTGCTTTTTTAAGCCGTGAAACATTGCTTAACATTCGTAAGAAATCAACAAAAACTTCCTTTAAAAATCGTCAAGCCGCAGAAGAGTTTAACGAAGACTTGTTCTTACAACTTTATGTTGAGGCTGCTGTTAAGGGTTGGACAGGACTTAAATTATCCTATCTCGAACAACTTGCCCCTGTTGATTTAACAGGACAAAAACCTGATGATGAGTTAGGCTTTACAGCCGAAAACGCTCTGTACTTGATGAAAAACTCGAGTAACTTTGACGGTTTTATTAGCGAACAGGTTTCAGATTTGGGAAACTTTTCGAAGAGCAACTAAGTCGAGTTACTAAGTTGCTCACAAATTATATGCAAAATAGCACTGTTGCTATGTCAAAAGACACATATTTTGAAATGTGTGAAGCTTTAGGCAATCAGCCTGTGGAGGAAGAAATTCCTGTTGAGTTTGATGATTTTCCCTTAGAAGTTCAACAAGCACTAATTGCATATAGGATGCTTCGAGATGAGTGGGATAGCATGAATGGTATTTATTTAGGTAAATCGCTAATTGGTATTTCCGAAGTTTTAGAAGCCACAGAGATCGATCAAGAAGATAGAAAGTTTATAACTATGCTTGTTCGCACTATAGATGGTGTAAGAATACAAGAGATCAATAATAAACAAAAAACTGAAAAGCCCGCTAAGTAATTTAGTGGGCTTTTTTATGCTTTAAAATTTTAGATATTGACAATTTTGACCATATGTGCTATAATGGTCCTAATGAAAAATATCTAAATTTTTTTAATATGCCACTTAACCATTTAAGGAGGGGGCTTAATGTCAAAAATAACTGTAGGCTTTGAGCTAAAAGACGCAACAAAGTCGGTTGACGGGGTAGATGCCTCTGGTAAACGTCTAAATAAGACTCTTGAACGTACTCAAGAGTTAATGAAGGGTACAAAGGGCGGATCACGAGCTGCTAATGCTGCCTTTCAACAAACAGAATACAACACAGCTCGCGGTACTATTGGTACTGGTGCTGGAGGCCGTGACTTTGCTAAGCAATCACGTGAACTGGATGGATTAGTTCGACTATACGCGGTATATGCTGCTAATATCTTTGCCGCAGGTGCTGCTTTCCGAGCACTTAGCGAAGCTATGGATACCACAAACATGATACAAGGCTTAAACCAACTTGGAGCTGCCAGCGGTGTAGCTATGGGTGGATTAGCCAAGCGATTCTCAGAAGCCAGTGGCGGAGCAATTAGTTTACGTGAGTCCATGGAAGCAACAGCCAAAGCTGTTTCTAGCGGATTATCACAAGCACAGTTTTTAAAATTAGGTGATGTTGCCAAGAAAGCATCTCAAGCATTAGGCGTTAATATGTCTGATGCCGTTAGTCGTTTGACTCGTGGTATTACAAAGCTTGAGCCTGAATTGCTGGACGAATTGGGTATCTTTACTAAAGTTGGTAAAGCTACTGAAGATTACGCACGTGCAATTGGTAAGCCAGTTTCAGCACTAACAGATTTTGAGCGTCGTCAAGCTTTTGCAAACTCAGTTCTTGAAGAAGGTGCAAAGAAATTTGGACAAATTGATATTCCTACTAATCCTTATGATAAGTTACTAGCTACATTAAAAAATGTAGCGCAAGCAGGCCTAGAAATTGTAAATAACGTATTAGCACCTTTTGCTAAATTACTATCTAATAACACAGGTTTATTAGTAGGTGCTATTGCATTAATTGGTGCTAAAATTGTCAAGGATGCACTACCTGCTATTGGGCAGTGGAGATCAGGATTAAAAGATGCAGCCGATGAAGCTCGCAAACGCAGTTCAGATATTGCTGCAAGCTTTGGCGAAGGTTTTGTTGAACGCACAAACGCAGCGTTTAAAGTACCTCAGCTGGAAGCTAATTTAAAGAAATCCGAAGAAGCTTATCGTGCTAGCCGTACTAAAATGGCTGCAATGGATACTGATCTTTCTAAGAGATTGCTTAAAGGCGGTGCTGCAACAGATGACAGAGCCTTAAGATCTGAACAAACTCGATACACTAAAGAAATCAACGCTCTAAGACGTCAAGGCTTAGATATTAACAATGCCCAAATCTTAGCTCTTGAAAAAGAACGAGCAGTAATTCTTTCCTTACGTGCAGATATGAAAGCTCTTAATGCAGCACAGGATGCGGCCTTAAGCAAAGCAGGCGGAGGCAGCATATTTGAAAGAGCAGGCGACTTTTTACGTACTAGTGCCGCCAAAGGTGCTCGTGACAAAGCCGCAAGATTAGATATATTAAGTGATGTAAGCCGAAATCAAAGAGAACAAGGTTTTGGACCTGCCTTTGATATAATGATGAAAGATCTGGACAAGTTGCCAGGCAAATTCCAAAAAGTACGCACAGGCATTGCTGGAATTGTTATTGCAGGTGCAGGTTCAATTGGTACAGCAATATCAGGTTTAAGCAGGTTCTTAGGTCCTGTAGGCATAGGTCTAGGTATATTACAAGCAGCCCTGCCACTGTTCCGAAGCAATGAAGAAGCTGCAGCACGTTTTTCTGCTTCATTAGATTTATTAAAAGAAAATTCAGAGAACTCTTTTCGAGTCTTAGAGCGATTGAGCAAATTAGATCCACTAGAGCGTATTTCTGTGGACAATATATTTGCCAAAGGAACTGCTCTTGAAAGTTTAGGCGGAAGTATGTCTAAAGCTTTTACGGACATTGAAACAGAAATAAAAAATCGTAACTGGGCTGATAGTACTATTAACTTTTTGTCAAGTATTATAGGCCGTAGTTCAGAACAATTATTAGCCAAACAAATAGGCAACTCAATAGAAAGTGCTGTAAAGCTGTCTGTTAACGGCCCGAACGGTAAAGCCGTTCAACAAGAGCTAGCAAATTTATTAAAGCTACCTGCCGGTGCTACCACAGGTGGAATTACAGAAGCTTTAAACAAATCTAGTCCTGCTATCCAACAAGCTGCCGCTAAAATTATAGAAGACGCTGGTAAAAAAGCTGTAGCATCTGCTGGCTCTCTTAAAAGCTTTAAACAAAACTTGGCTGAAAGTGCAAAAGTTTACCAAGACTTAGTAAATACAACAAAGAATTCTACTCCACTAACTAAGTTTGCTGAAGATAGTTCTAAGCAAATTATTGAATTGTCCAAGACGCTAGCCAATGCTGACTTACCTGAAAAGTTAAGTGCTTTGCAAGATTTATCAAGTGATATCAACTTTTTACAGCTGTTTCCTGTAGAAGCAGCACGTAACATATTATCAACTTCAAGTGAGTTAAAAACACTTAGCACAGAATTAGCTGAAGTAGAACTAAGACAAAACTTATACAATGATGCTTTAAATCAACAACAAGCTATTGTAGATAAGTATAAAGGCCGTCGTGCTTCAAGTCTTACAGGTAACGAAGCTAAAGAGTTTCAAAATGCTAAAGATGCGATAGATCGTCTCAATAGTTTAAGTACTGGATTACAGACTACAAGAAGCACTATTGCAAACTCACTTCAAGGTGCTTCAATAAAGTTTGCGGATTCAATGAAGGCTGGCTTAATAGCTAATATTGATACTTTTACTAAAGGTTTAGTAGATGCCGCTGCAAGAGCAAGACTTGAAATTCAAAAAGTAGCATTAGGTGGTATCAATGACCCTAGGTTAAAAGCAAGTTTTCAAACAAGTCTTGATTTAAAAGCGGTTCAATTAGACCGTGAAATGTTAAAGTCACAAATGAATTTAATAGATTCCAACGCTGAATTACGTTTAGCTATAATGGAAAATACCTTGGCAGCAGGTTTAGCTAGAGAAGGCGTTACCGGCAGTCCTGAAGAAATTCGTTCAAAGCTGGTAATGTTTCCAGAATTAAGAGGTTTAAACGAACAGCAAAAAGCTATAGATACGGTTAAAGAAAATCGCGGAAAGTCTAGCCAACAGTTAAGAAAAGAATTAAAAACAAGCGCAGGTCTTGATAGCGGAACATTAACTGGTATAGGGGATTTACTTTCTACCGCTCAGGCAAAAGAAGCTTTAAAATCTCAACTAGCCTCTCTTTCTGGTAAAGAGGCAGGCATTAAACTACAAGGCGAGCTTAATGCAATCGATGCTCAAAGAACAGTTACATTAGATAATTTAGCTAAGTTGCAAAAAGACATAGATCAAGAGCAGCTAAAGTTTGCAGAGAAAAAAGACTCTATGAGCGAAGCTGAATTTAAATCGGCTAACCAACTATTTTTAATACGTAAGGCAGATGTTACTAATGCAACACAAATTGTTGAAGCCAGTGCCGCAGTACAAAAAGCACAAGCAGTAACCGGAGCATTAGGTACAGAAGTTAGTAAAGAAAATTTACAATATACATTAGCAGCTTTTGATACTACTACGCGCCAATCTCTTGTAGAAAGAGAACTAACAATTTCTGCTGGAGAAAGAGCCTCAGAAATTGCAAATGTCGTAGAGTATAAAAACAGAGAGCTGAAAAATGCAGAGCAATTGGCTATACAAAATGTAGCTAGTTTAGAGTTACAGTTAGCTAATAATAAAATATCTCAAGAACAACTAACTCTTAAAGAGCAGTTGGGTCTAATAGATAGTGACTCTTTTAAAACACAAATGGATATTTTAAAAGTAAATGAAGCAAGGTTGGAGCAAACTAAACAATTAACCGCAGCACAAGTTGCGTATAATCAAGAAATAGCAAAACTAGATATTGCTAAAGAACAGGCCGGCGGAGTTCTTGTAGGAGAAAAAGCTGCCGAAGATGCAACCGCTAGAGCAAATCTTTTAAAGAACTATCAAGATCAAAGAGCCGCAATTTTATTAGTAACAGAAGCACAAATTAAGAGTGCAGAAGTTCAAAGAGACACAACAAATAGGCAGTTAGCATACACTGAGTTATTTAAAAACGCATTTAAAGGTATGGAAGACGCTATTGTTAACTTTACTAAAACTGGTAAGTTAAGTTTCAAAGATATGATTAACAGCTTTATTGAAGGTTTGTTACGTTATGAAATTCAACAGCAACAAATAGCACTATTTTCAGGAATGGGTGGTGCTGGTGGTCTTGCCAAGCTGTTTATTGGAGCACTGGGTTTAGGTACTGGATCTACACCTTTTGGAGGAAGCGTACTTGGAGGAACTTACGGAGGTGCTGCTAATGGTGCGGTATTTGACGGGGGACTTACTAAATTTGCAAAAGGTGGCGCTTTTACTAACTCAATAGTTACTGAGCCAACTTTATTCAAGTTTGCCAAAGGCGGTGGTTTAATGGGCGAAGCAGGGCCTGAAGCTATTATGCCCCTACATCGCGGAACAGACGGAAGTCTGGGAGTTCGTAGTGGTAATGGTGGTGGAGGTAATGTTGACGTAGTTGTAAATAACTATGGATCAGAAAAAGCAAAAACCAAAGAAACCGTAGATTCGCGTGGAAATCGTCGTATCGAAGTAATAATTGGAGATATTGTAGCAGGCGAATTAAATCGTTCAGGCTCAAATACTCAACAAGCAATGACAGCCAGCTATGGTTCATCGCCACTAGTGGCAAGGAGATAATAAATGGCAGTATTACTATGGCCTACAACACTTCCGCAAGTGCCACAAAAAGGCTTTACTGAATCAATTGGAGTTAATGTTTTACGTTCACAAACAGATGCTGGCCCTGCGAAACAAAGACGCAGGGCCACGCGTCCTAATGAAATGAACTTAAGCTTTTTAATGACCACTCTACAAACACAAGTACTAGAAGCTTTTATTAAAAACTTACCTACTGCTACTCCGCCTGGAATTAGTGGTACTAATCGTTTTAAATTTCCACATCCACGAATTCTTGACACAACCATAGAAGTACGAATAGTACCAGGCAGTGGTGGTGAATTTTTTACCTTACAGTATGTTGCACCTGGTTACTGGTCTACTAGCCTTAAATTTGAAGTGATGCCATGAGCAGACTAAATAGTTTATCCCAATCAGCAATCAGAGCAATGTTTGCTTCGGAAACACCCGAGGCATTAATTTTGCTAATTACTATTACTAATCCAGCAGATCCTACAACTCCAGTACGTTTAGCAGATGGTTATACAAATCGTATTGATTCGCTAACCACAGATAATGAAGTTATTTATGGTGTAACTAGTAATGGTAATAACTATATATTTTTGCCTATGGAGCTTTCACTACCAGGAGAGCAAGAAGCAGGTGCAGGGCAGTGTAGTTTAATTTTAAACTTTGTTACTCGTGAAGCTATTGAGTTAATACGCACACATTTAACAAGCCCAGTTGACGTACAGATTGACCTAGTATTAGCTAGTAGCCCAAATACCGTTGAAACCAGCTTTTCAGGATTTAAAATAACCAATGTGACATATAATGCAGATCAAATTACATTTGACTTAAACATGGTTAGCCTTAGTCGTGAACCTTTTCCTAGCTTTACGTTCACTCCCGCCAACTTTCCAGGATTATTCTAATGAAGTATAATAAATATATTGGATTACCTTATGCTGCTAATGGCAGAGATGAAAGCGGAATTGACTGCTGGGGATTAGTGCGCTTATTTTATAAGCAAGAATATAGTATTGAATTGCCCAGCTATACTGAAGAATATGCTGGTGCTTACGATACCCGTATTCTTGGCATGATGGATCTTTATAAAAATAATTGGGCACAAGTCGCTCAGCCTGAAGTCGGCTCCGTTATAGTATTCAATATATTAGGCGAACCTTTTCACGTAGGCATTTATATTGGTGATGATAAGTTTATCCATGCTCGTGATGGCATGGATAGCGTTGTAGAGTCTGTAAATAGCCCACGTTGGGCTAAACGTATTGAAGGCTATTATAAGTACGCTACGCAACCACAAGTTCAGCTAGTTGGAAAGCCGCACCCATTTAAACAAACAAGCTATTTAGAATTAGCAATTCCTGGTTCTACATTAGCAGATGTATCACAAAATTTAATCACCACATATAAAATAAGTGATCGTTTTGCTAAAAACTTAATTTTATTCTTAAATGGTGAGAAAGTACCACAGTCTGAATGGAATACTACGCGTGTACAAGCAGGACAAGTATTTGATTATAAAGTAGTACCCGTAGTTAAAACT